TTTACTAATTTCTGTTATAGATGTTATTGGTTTTATTCGTTTTTGGTAGAAATATCTTTTAAAATAAAGGCCCTCTTCTTCTATTTCTTCTTTAGTTGGGGTATACGGATTTATGTTTATGTACTCTACCATGGGCTCCGAACCAAGAGAAGAATATACCCTCCTCTTAAATTCGTATTCTAAAAATAATCTTTTTCTCGTATCTTTCGCGTTTATTCCTGCGTAAGGTATTCTGTTAGTATAGAAATAATATCCTTTATATGGCATGTTATTTTCATCCCATAGAAAACCGCCTTCTGTATAAAAAAAATTAGCCATGATGTATTAGATTATAAAATCTACAGTTCCTGTTTTTCCTTTAAATCTGTCTTGAAAATTAGCCGGAGGGGGTGTTGACGGATTAGTTGTATTTTTTCCTGTGACCTCTCCCGATTTGATTCCCGCGCCTAAAATTTCTGTTCCTTGAGGTACAACTGTGCAAATGCAATCTAAGTCAGTTTGCCAATCTTGATTTTCTACTACATGATGTACCCTAGTCACAACAAAGGCGATATTTCTGTCCGTGGTAAAATTAGTTGGAACTGTATTACTATTTACATGATGTCCTATTCTCCATCCTCCAACTCCATCCATTTTTATCCCCATTTTCATTAACCATAAATACTGATTATTTTCTATTAAGGATTCTGTAGTCCTACCTCTATTTAAACTAGATAATAAATTTCTGGCTGCATCACAAGTTTCATCACTATAGTATGTTCTAGGCATTAAATCATTATAGTAATTGTTTAGTAGCTTATTTATTATAGTGGCTAAATCAAAATTGCTCAATCCATCTCTAGAATTACCTGTGCTTATGGTGTAACCCGGCCTAGAAGAGTTGAATATATTTTTAACTAAGGAGGCGTGTAAATCAGTAGAAGGTAATTCTGCTGTCATTTGTAATTCTCTAGTAGATCCATCCCCATTAAGAGTATCAAATCTCCAAATATTAAATTTTTCTTCTACAAATGTAGCAGGAACTATCTTTAATACTTTATGGTTTGTTAAATCATCAATTTCTTGTCCTCCATCATCTTGTACTAAGTCTAATTGTACAAATCCCCCGGTGCATTGGCTTATTACAGTGAATAAGTTTTTTAAAAATCTATCTACTCTTAAATATTCCTCTACTATAAAATCATTATTTGGGTTAGATGCTGGAGCAGGTTTATCTACATTGTGCATATTTGCTTTTAAGGCATCCCAAATTACATTTCTATGTATTAAAATTTTACGATAATCTATATAACTTCCGTAATGTGATTTGACTCCATCAAAATATCCTATTACATCCTCGTAATTTTTACCTTTACTTCTATCATTTTTATAAGTATAATTACCTGCTCCTCCTCCTAGTATTAATATTTTTTTGGGATCGCAGGACCTCACAGTGCTTTGATTACCGCTAGATATAGTTGAACATCTAGGCTTTGCAGCAAATCCAACATATACGTCTTTTACCTCTGAATCTATATCTGTATATTTTTTATAAAAAGGATAAAGAGAAAATTCGTTTATAATCCTATCAACAACATACTGTAAAGTAAAATATTCATCTGTTGTTGTTTGAGCGGAAGGTATTTCCTCCGGATCTGGACTTAGAGTCTTACCTTCAACAGGTTTATATACTATTATATCATACTTAGTTAATGTATTTCTAAAATTTAAATATTGTATATTGGGCACAACATCTACGGCATAATTATTTATAGTCTTATAGGGAATAATGTCTCCGTCTGCGATGTCATCGGTTAAAAAAGCACCTGATTTTTGAGCATCATATAACATAAGTTCATAATATCCGGAAACAATTCCTGGTTCATACTTTTGGAACCATGATTTATGGTTTTTATACTCTAAGCCTGTTTCCTCCCATAATCCTGATAATCCAATATCAATAGTAGAAAAAACTTCACCAGGACCTATAGCTTCAAAAGATAATTGATAATAATTTTCATTAGTGCTTTGCCAAGTACCATAGGCTATATAACATCCGGAAACAGTATATGACGGACATCCATCAAAAGGAGCTGCATATCCCATGGTTATAGATAATTTATTTCTTGGGTCATTTATGCAAAATATCTGTGAGTATTTTAAAAAATCAGACATACTATATACTTCAATAGTACCTCGAATTCTCATAGATAAATTCACAAGAGATGCGTCGTTCCCTATTCTTTCTATTTCAGCTCGTACTAAATTAGGCTTAGGTTTTAACGAAGTTGGATTGTATGTTTGTTTAAAAGTATGCTCCCTAGAAGATATAGTCACGCCTTGTTTAGTTATAAGACAAAATGCTGTATTTCTAGTTTTAGGTTTATAGTAATCCGGGTTTGAGTTTTTACTAGGATTTGAATTACTTCCTTTAGCGTAAAGTCCATATCTACTTCTTAATACGTCTAGTGTTTTTTCCGGGATAGGTCTTCTAAAAGGAGGTGCCATTTATTGCTTCTTTTTTTAAGTTTTCTAATTCTAACATGTCTAAAGGAAATGGTATTCTTAATCTAAGACCAATTGGAGGTACTATAGTTCCCTTTCCTATATCATTTTCGTTAGCTATTATCCACCAATATCTAGGGTCTCCATAATAGTCATTTGCTAATAAATCTAACCTATCTCCTGCTCTAGAATATATGTAAAAATCACTCGTCTTAGCAGGTATTCTGTAATAATAAGTTGTGCTAAATCTTCTAACACCCGATGCTTCTTTTATTACATTAGTTATTTCTTCGTATCTATTCATTATCCAAAAAAGTTTGATGATACTTGAGGTTTTACTTTTCCAATATATCCTATTTCCATAGACACATTTGTAATCATGGGCAATTCTTTTTCTTCGTCCCATACTATAGTGGCATTATCCCATTCAAATGTTAATCCTTTTATATAACCCATTTCATTAGTATATAGTTTACCTATAGAAAATTTGACATAAGATCCTACATAAGGTCCATTATATGTAGGGAGTGCTAACTTAGACAATTCATTTAAATTTGATAGAACCGTATTTATAGTTAATCCACTTGTGATTGATTTATATGTAATATTAGCTACACGAGTAGACAAAGATGAAGGTACAGATTGATCGTTTAAGTTTAGTGCTTCTTGTCTTGTAGCATATTCAGTACCACTAGCTCTTTGTATAGCTCCTCCAATATTAACTCCTTGCTCTCCTCTGATATTAGTTAAATTACTCGTTGAAGGATCTACTAATATCCTGCTTCTTTCTACTCCATTTCTAGTTCTATTAGCAGATTTCAAAGACAATCTTCCGTCTAGTGGGTCCTCCGTTAAATCAGGTCTAGGATCTAGTTCACTTTCTACTACTACAGAAAAAGATAATGAGATAGTCCTACTAAAACTCCTATATAGTATTTTTGCATCAGCTCTACCTATATCTAATCTTTCATCCCATTCAGGAGATGAAGAATCCGATATATTATTTATATACGCCATTAATACTATAGGTTTTCCAATTCTCGATGAACCTGCTGATATTCTTTGGAATGAAAAAGTAAAGCGTTTGTCTCTATCTCTTAGTGATAAGCTCATTATTTATGGTATATTATAGTTTAATGTGAATTTCTAACTCTACTTTGGTTTATGACTTGTCGTCTTCCTTCGTCAGTAAAGAAAGCAACAGCGGGTTGATTTATCTTTTCTCTAATAGATTCTAGTATTTTCAGTTGCTGTTCCATCATTTCTTTATGAGCTTTCTCTTTTTCTATATTTTTTTCCTTAACTGATTTCATCAGTGCTGTAGCTTCTACACTTTTACTCAAAGTGTTGACCATTACGGATTCTCTAGCCATGGTTGTTGTACCATAGTTAGGGCTAATTCCGGATATCCCACTTGACATTGTTTTAAAAGTTGTAGGAGTCATATCAACCATAGATGTTTCTACAGGTGTTCCTTTAGCTTTAGGTTTATTTAAAGAAGTTGAAATACCTCCACCACCGCTCATTCCATTCATTCCAGCGTACATAAATGGCTGTGCTGTAAAAGAACTTGATTTATTTTTATCGAAATGAGAATCTATTATTTTAGTCGTGGCGAGATATCCGGCCGTACCACCAATTAAACCTCCGATAGCAGCTCCTATAGGACCTAGAAAAGCGCCCATAGCAGCTCCACTAACAGCTCCGCCAGCAATACCTCCTAATGCCCCTCCTACAGAAGCAGTTGCTGCTTGTTTAGTAGGTTGTCCTTCTTTTTTCCTTTGCGAATAATCAAAAGCTGCGCCGGCTACAGCCATAACACCTCCTATTTTAGCAATAGAACTAGGTTTTATATTTTTTAAAGAATTTAGCGCTTTGCCTATTTTTTCCGGAGCTCCGGCTGAAAATCCTTTCAGTCTCCCAGCCCCTCTTGAAAATAAATCTTGTGCTTTAGATAATCCTCCGGATGCTATTGATTTTACCTTGCCGGCCCCTCTTGATAAAAAATCCTTTACTTTAGAAAACCTTGATGCGCCTGCTGTAGCTGTACCCGTAGCAGCAGCACCGCCAGCATTATCTAGTATAGTTGACGCTACGTCACTAGCACCGCCTCCTCCTCCAAGAGTTCCACCAACTACCTTAACATACATAGGGTTTGACTCAGATCCTAATGCTCCTGATAGTTGATCGAATTTTCCTCTGACTTTTCCTACTTTTTCTCCTATTTTGTCTGCAAATTTGCTTTTTCCAATCTTTCCTATAGCAAATATCAATGCTGCTGACATTACTGTACCGGAAGCCACTTCGGCGGGAGATGCTTGATTTTCTGATTTTCTTTTAGAACTTATTGAACCTAAACTGAAAAGATTTATACCTGTAGATAAAACTCCTCCTACAGTTTTTATACTCGCAGCAACAAGATTGATAGCCCAAGCCATGTGGTCTACAATAGGTATAATTGCTTCTAGTATGGGTAATAAAGATGATTTAAATGCTACACTTACTTTTTCTATTGCCGTATTAAATCTTTCGGCAGCCATTACTTTTTTAGTTTCTATCTTGTATAATTCTGCATCTTTTCCGGCTACTTTGTCTAAATAATCGCTATTTCTCATTGCAGCGTCTAAGGATTCGGCATCTTTTAAACCAATCTTTTCTCTTAAATACAAACTTTTCTCTAATTCAGATACTTCCATTCCAATAGCGTTTGCCATGAGCTGTCTCTTAGCAAAATCCATGTTTTGAAATTCATCATAACCTCCCATTGTATCCATCATTTGTGTCATAGCTCCGGCGATGTCATCTTGTAAAAGCAATTCTCTAGCTTTTCCAATATTAACATGTCTTCCTAATGCTACTGATGCTTCAACTTCTGCTACAATACTTTGCTCAAATGACAATAAATGTTGTGTCATTTTAGCTGCTTTTTGGAAATTTAATCCTAATGCTTTTACTTGCAGATTAGTTTCTATTAAATTTCTATGAGCTGACTTAGAATGTTTATTGATGTTAGAAAAATATTTTGATGCAAATTCGGCATTTTGAGCTATATCATCTACTATCGATTGAGGAGAAAATCCTTTTTTATCTGCAAGCTCTAATGAAGCGGCCATAAGGTTACTAGCTTCCTTATCACTTCCTCCTTTCATTCTTAAATTTTCATAGAATGCACCGGCGGATTCTACCGACAATCCTATGTTTTTTGCATTATCTGCTACACTAGCTAATGCTTTATCATTTGTTTGTAATAGTATGCCTGAATCTCCTAAGATGCCTTTTTGAACATCTCTGACATCCCTAAGACTAGCATACATGTTATCATATTGAGTTTGAGCATTCATTGCATTCTTAAACAATTCATAAGATTGCATATTAGATGTTCCTAACTCTGCTGATATTTCTTTTATTCTAGTGTTTAATCTATTGGCTGCGCTTAATATTCCTGTAAATGCTACTGTCATTCCTGCTAGTATAACAGTAGCAGGTGAAATCTTAAACATCTTATTAATAGCGGCCATCATACCTTTAAAAGAACTTCCTGTCCTTTGGTATATTACGTTAAATGCTCTATAACCTTCTTTTAGTGTATTTAAGGCTGTTTTTTTAGCTTCTACTTGAGCATTAGTAAATATAGGTAAATAGGAATTAACTTTTGCATATAATAATGTTATTTCTTCTCTACCCTCTTCGTATATTTTCTTTAATCTTTTTTGGAATGGGTCAAGATCAGCTATAGGGTTTTTTGCTTTTTTATTCTTTTCTTTTTCTTTTCTCTTTTTTTCTTCTTCTTTATTCCTTTTTGCAATATTTTCTGGAGAATCTGGATTTTCTCTGTCTAGTCTCTTCTGCTCTCTATCTTTTCTTTTCTGCTCTCTTTCGGCAGCATCTGCTTCTTTCTTTCTTTTTGCAATACTTTCTGGTGAGTTAGGGTCTGCTATTCTTTTCTTTTCTTTCTCTTTTTCCTTTTTCTTTTTAGTAGCTTCTGCTTTTGCTGCTTTTCTCCTTGCTTCTGACATTTGAGCTAGTTTTTCATTACTTTCTCTATTTTTTCTTAATTCTTCAGCTAGCTTGTCCATATCTCCTGTACCACCACCTCCTCCTTTAATAGAAATAGAAGGATTACTCAAAACTTTTACTAACAAATCATCTAATTGTTTTATTACTGATGTAGTTATATCAACTAGTCTAACATCAATTATTCCTTTAAATTCTCCTAGATTTACGCTACCTGAACCTACTCCTGAACCTACTCCGCCTCCTGAACTTCCTCCCCCACTAGTATTTCTTGGTCTTTTGACTTCACTTCCTGTAGAGGCTCTTTTCTTTCTTGTACCGCCACCACTTCTAGTTTTTCCTATTGGAGATTTTGATGAAGATTGTAATTTTTCATTTCTTAATTTGTCTGCATATTCTTCTAAATAATCAAAATCACTGCCGCTTGTTTGCCCAGGTCCAGTATAAGGAACTAGTGCAGAGCTTATTTTTTGACTAGATTCAATTGGAGATGTTAACTTATCTTCAAGTACTTCTCTTCCAGGTTTAACTTCTTCAATCGATGGTGTATTTACTACAGAAGCTGCTTCAGGGATAACATCTGCGATTGATGATGCGGTACCAAGAGCTTGCTCTAGTGATACGTCTTTTAGTGCAGAGGGGTTGTTAAATTTTGCATTTCTAGCTTGTAGAAATTTATCTCGCATTTCTTCTCCAATAGAAGTTATGTCAGTTCTATCCCCTACTCTAACTTTTTTGTGTTGCTCGTATAACTCCTTTCCAGAAACTTCATTTTTTTCTTTATTCGCTCTTCTTGTATATTTTATCATATCCGGGGCAGTAACCCCGAACATATCTTCGATAGTTTGTCTCATTTTAAGATTCTCAGGTGTTTGAGTACCTTTTAAAATGGGTATTTTTTGTGCATTTATAAAACTAAAAGATGCCTCCAAAGATTTACCTAATTCATTTTCTTGTATATTAGGAAATTTACTTCTTAATTCCTGTTGTTTTCTTTTTGTCTCCTCTGCCTTTATTTTTTCAGGTATAAAACTAAATCCTTTAGATTGTTCATCAGTCAATCTACCTCTTAATTTTTCTACCTTATTTCTATACAAAGAAATTTGATTAGATATACTGCTTTCTAGTGTCGGATGTCCTAAGTGGCTTTGTAATCCCTCTAGGTGTCTTTCTGGTTGAGGATAGGATATACCTGCATCTTGTAAAATTGGTTGTTTTGCTAAAGTATAAGCATTAGCATTTGCCCTGCTTATTATATAATTTGTATTAGTGTGTACCTCATTTAAGGTTTGTAATAAAGTAGGTAAATCATTTTTTATCTCATTTATTATTGTGTTCCTATCTCCTTGTTTAGATTTTGTTGTAATTTTATTTACAGCTTCTATTTTATCTATTATAGTATTTATATTACTTTTGCTTAAAAGTATATTTTCATCAGCAATTTTTTTCTTTCTATCTTCTTCGTCTATCAATATTTTTAATCCTCTAAGATAAGTGTCAATGTTTTTTCTAGTTTTAGCAGCGGCTTCCACTTGCTCTAACTGTTTTTGATACTTCTCTTCGGTTTCTTTTGTGACTTCTTTTAATTTTTTATGACCTTGGTTTAATTTTCCAGATAATTCATCTAAATCACTTTTTAGTGAATTCAATAAATTTTTTAAGCTATTTATACTATTTTTATCCATTATAATTATATTATAGAATGTATATTATCTGTATTTTTTAAAATGTTTGTTATTGGAATCAACATCATGTTTTAATGATTGTAGACGTTGTAATCTTTGAGCTCTTAATTTTTTTAATTTCTCATCTTCCTTTGCAGCATTATACATTCTACCTACCATTCTTAATTGTGCAGGAATGGCTAATAATGAAAAAAGGGAGGAGAGAATCCCCTCCCGAATTTCTTTCATTCTATCATTTTGATTTTTTGGATGCTTTTTTATTTGCTTCATTTCGCTCTTCATAAGCCTGCATTAATCGATTGTAAAAGAATTTTCTAATAAATATAGGCATGTCCATCAAATCATTATATGTAAATCCTTTTCCATAATGAATTAGTTGAAAAACTTCTTCATATATGTACTGTCTATCTCTCGAGGTCAGGCCAAAAAAATCTTTCATCGAAAACCATTGGAGCGCGAAATGGCTCCCCGGTATACCGGTCTATTACTTCTACATTAAAGTCAACATCTGGTTGAATTTTACTGATGAATGATCTAATGGCTCTACTGTCTGCTGCTAGTAAGTCTGTATCAATGTAATTTCTAATATGTACTAAATCCATATTACCATCAAGGGCCACAATCATGTGTTTTAATCTTAATGTTAACAAGCCCGGGTCTTTTCCTACTTTCTCGTAAGATTTAACAATAGCATCAATTTCTTTATCTTCTTTGCCTGTAAGTAATTTTACATGTACTTCTTTTTTAGACTTAGGAAGAGTAAGTTTAAATAGATTACTATTCTTGGTTACTAATACAGATTCGTCAATGGATTTAGGTTTTAATTCGCTCAAATTAATTGTAGTGTCTTGAGTATTACCCGAAGGCGTAGTAACTTGAATTACATACTCATCTCCATAAGCTGCAATCCTAGATGCAATCATAATGGCATTTTTGTCTCCTACTAGCAAATCATCCCAATCAATCTCCGATACAAGCAAATTACGGAACATTCTTTCAATAGCTGTTCCTTGCATAATATAATTCTGATTAGTTAAAATGTCTTCATCTTTAGCTGTCATGTATCTTAATTCTACTTGACCTGAAGATAAAGGATTTTCTTTGGGGTAAAAAAGACCTCGAGAGGGCAAATCAACAATAAGGGTATTTTGATTTTTTCCCGAAGGGACAGTTGGAATAACCGGAGTGGAAATTTCCATACCGTCTTCACTAGGACTTTGATTAAATGTAACTTCTCTGTCTGGTTTCATAATATTTATGTTTGTTTAATTTTTAAAATTTATGTAATATTATAAGGAATGACCTTTTTTTGGTTAGCGTCTTTTATTAACGCGTAATCATACATAATTGTTACAGATACTGTAGATAAAGAATCGTCTGACATATCTAAATCTCCCCACTTAACCGCTGAAACATAAGCTCCATGTATTTCCCATCTTTCAGATTGAATATTAGTTCTAGGCATTAATGTTTCTAATATTAATGTTTTTTTGTAAGTTTCTAACGCATATTCTCTACCTTTTAAATAATTAGAATGCGAACTCATTATCCACTCATATACTAAAACGGAAGAATCGTTCTTTACGTCTTCTGAACTTGATAAGGGATCTACAAAAGGATTATTTAAGGCTTTGGGGGAGAATGTATGTGCAGCTACCGGGTCATATAGAACTATCTCTATTGGGTCCCAAGTCATTTTTCCTTTAAAGTTAGTTTTTGTATTTATATATTGTAACTCGATATTATCATAACTAAATCCAGGTTTAGTTGCTGATTTTACTAAATAACTAGGTATATAAATTCCTTGTACGTCTAAGTAAAGAACAAATCTATTTTTTAATTTAGGTTCAAAATAGGCAAAAGGTCTATATTGAGTATATTCAGAAGCTCCGGTAGAATCCGAAACTGCTGTCCTATCTATTTTTTTTTGTCTAAATATAGGCGTAGATTTAGCCATTTCTTTTTATAATAAATATACTGAAAACTTAAAATTAATACAAAACAAAGAAAACTAGTTCCTTCCCCCTCTTCCTCCTCCACCGCCACCAATTAAATTACCTAGTGCATTTATCGCACCTCCGGCAAGTGCTTGAGCGGCTCCTTTTCCAATATTTATGGCTGCGTCTCCTAATTGTTTTCCAAAATTAGCTCCCCCACCATCTAGTCCGGGACCTTCTACATCGGGAAGTTTTACTTTACTACCTCTAACCATAGCATAATCATACACTATTGTTCCTTCCATCAATACTAAATCATCACTAGACATGTCAAATTCTCCCCACTTAACAGAGTCAAAAAATGCTCCTACTAACAAAAAAGAATCTACAACATCTCCATGAGGTGATAGTGATCTTAAATATAATGTTCTCTTATATTCATGTATAAATCCATCTTCTCCTGGAGTTAAAAGATTGAAAGATGTTCCTGTTGTGCCTGAATTGTGGTGATAATTATTAATATAATCATGTAACATCTTAGCTCCATTATCCTCAATTGGATCATAAAATCGTATTGTTATGGGCTGCCATCTTGATTTTCCTTTAACGTGGAATTCTGTATTTATATAATCTACTGTGATGTGATTATTTTCTAAAGTAGGTCTTTCCGCTGATTTTATGGCATACGTAGGAAAAAAAGGACCGAATGGATCCGCTTGCATATATAACTCAAAACGCATTTGCTGTTTCGGGTTAAAATATTTAAAAGGTTTGTGTGTAAATGCCATGTGTATTTTATAAGCACAGAGGTGCACTGATGCACCTCTGTGATTTATTATTAATTATCCTGCGACAGGTCTTGTTAAAGGTACCGATGAATCTACGTCTCTAACTGGCACATTTGCATTTTGTACGGCCGGCATAGTTGCGTAATCATAAGTTATCGTTAAATCCAACATATTTAAATCATCCGAAGATAAATCCATGTTGCCCCACTTAGCATCTGCAATAAAAGCTCCATACAATAGGAACTGATCTACAGCGTCTCCATGAGGGCTAACTGCCTCAAATCTCAATGTTCTCTTATATTCCCAGATATATCCATCTTCTCCAGGAGTTACCAATCCTGTGTTGGGTTGAAGTAATCCGGAGTTGTGGTGAAGTTTACTAATCCAGTCGTGTAAAAGTCTAGCTCCGTTTACTTCAATTGGGTCGTATAATGTAACAGAGATATCTTGCCATCTCGACTTACCTTTAACCTTAAATTCTGTATTGATATAATCTACAGTTACTGGGTTTTGATCAATCGAAGGCCTATCCGCTGTTTTAACCATGTAAGTAGGGATGTCCATTCCTCTATCATTGATATAGAGGACATATCTCATCTGTTGCTTAGGGTTAAAATATTTAAATGGAGAGTTTATAAATGCCATTTTTTATTATTTTTTTTGTTTATTCTGTATCTCCAGGGAAAGAAGCTCCCGTAGGTAATACAAAGAAATCTAAGATTATAAATTCCGCAGTTCTAGTCGGTTTTAAATAAATAGCACCTCTTAACTCATTTCTGTCAAGAACGTCGGGAGTATTATTGGATTCGTCCATAATTACTCTAAAATCATATAAACCTTGATTTCTTCTAACGCTTTCTAAATAAGGTTCTGCGATACTTAAAAATCTAAGTCTAGTTTCTTTTGTGTTTTGTTCAAATACTAGATACCTAGAAGATGAAGCAATGAATTTCTTAGCAGCTATTAATAATCTCCTTACATTAATCCTATCAAGTGCAGATCTCTTCTTTTGAAGAGTCTTTTGTCCCCATACAACTACCCCTTCTCTAGGATAGGTAGCTATAGGATTGATATTATATGTATAAAGTCTATCTCTATCTCCTAATGTTAATTTACGCTCTGCTTGTAGAGCTACGTCGATTGCACCTCTATTCAAACCGGCCGGAGCGTACCAAGGGAACTGTACGTAGTCATTAAATGCAATAACTCCTGATACTACAGTGGATGGGGGAACCCATACATTTCTTCCTAAGTCAGCATCAGCTATTTGTACCCATGGATAATAATAAGCAGCGTAGGAAGTATTTCTTGCTAAGGCTGCATTGATAGCTTGTCCAATAGTATCTCCGTATCTAGTAGGGTCAATTACCATGAAAATATCTCCTCTATTTTCAATCATGGCAATAGCTTTTGTGATGATTTCACCATGTTGTTCACCTACTCCGTCAATAATTCCGGGCATGAGTAACATGTTAATATCATATTCATCTGCATTAGCTAAGATATCGATAGCATCTTTATAAGCAGTTGAGCCAGAAGCACCACCAGCTAAATCATCTAAATTAAATCCTTGGCTATTTTGTCCGCTAATTTTGTCAAAGAATGATCTAGGATGCTTTACATATCCATCAGATCCGCCGGAGAAAGTACCAGATACAGCAGCAGGTAAACTACTAGAGAATGCAGAAACTCTAATTTGTCCGCTTTCATTTAAGTAGTTGTAGTTTTCTTTAAATACTTCTACTCGGATATATCTTGATCTGTTAGGGAAAGATCCGCTTAACTGTAAGAAAGGAATACCATCAGAATCGTATCTTAAAGTGTACATTTGATCTCCGATAACTCTACCGATATAATTAGTATCGTTAGGGTCTAAAGTTAAATCATTGTACTGCTCTACAATTACTTTTCTGTTGTGTCTGTCATCTCCTCTTCTTATATACAAGTCAAAAGTACCTAAATCAGTATTAACATCTCTTACTTCCCATCTTAAATTCTCTCTGTTTCCGATATTGAGTGCGCCACCTGTAGTATCATCCGCGGGACTTCCAACTCCATTATTAGATGCAATAGAAGTTAAAGCAGAGTTTCCGAAATTACCCGGAGAAACTAAGGTTAATTTAAATGTCTGTTGACTAGCATTAAAATAAGAGCCAGTTAGTCTAGCTCTAATTCCAGCGGGGGCAGCAGCATAAGCACCTCTAGTTACTACATTTGAACTAGCATATTCATAATCACCGGCAAGAACTCTTACTACGGTTAAATTTTCTGCATATCTCAAATATTCTTGTGCTACATAGTCCGTTAAGAACTTGTATTGTCTTTCAGATGTACCAGAACCCGAACTAAAAGGTCCTCCGAAAGCTCTTAGGTATTCCTCATAAGAAGAAATTGTGGTAGGAACGAATGCAGGACCTTTTAACGTAGGGCCAACAACCGCTGCTCCAATGGCTTGTATTTCTAAGGGGAGAAAACTCAGGTCTTTTTCTCTAGTAAATACGCCAGGACTGACTATTCTTTCTGCCATTTTTTTGTTTTTGTCAATTAAATATTATACAAAGAATTATTAATAAATTCTCATTTGTTATAAATATGTTTTAAAAATCTCAAACAATTAAAAAAATAAGAAATTAGAATAATCTTTCTGTCATGTTTACTTTTTTTATTGAAAATGCCTTTTGAATAGATGATTTTCTTTCTACAAATGCCGGCATGAGTGTAGCTAATACTCTTAATCTAGTGGATGCCTTTACAATTCTTTCTTGTTTTGATATGTTTACGGTAGAAAATGAAAAATCCTCAATATTTGTAACAAATTGGTAATCATTTCCCCACACAAAATTATTAACAGGAATAAACATTTCTACCACTTTATTTAGTTGTTCGTTAAAATCTGTCCAAATGTTTAAATCATAGTAAACGTAGTAGTATTCAGGTATTAAAGATATATAAAATTCTTTTTGTGGTAAATCCGTATTGCCTCTATTATTAGACCCATATCTAGCACTATTTTGAGTGTATCCATCTCTGTAATATACACGACTAGAAACTCTGTTATTTACATCTAATTTAGCAAAATCTTTATATTCCTCCATTCTTGTCCTAGATAATGTAATAACAGGGCATAGAAGTTTATTTTTCTCATCTCGCATAAAACCATTAGATTGAACTTGAGACCATAATTCTCCACTTCCATACATGACAGGAACATCTATCATTCTATCTCTATCTTGAATTTCAGGTTTGATGTTATTTCTAATGTATTGCAATATAGAATAATCTACATCATATATTGTAATTTCAGGAATCTTAATGTAATCATCATCCTCTCTTGTTTGTTCTGCTCTATTTACTTGATTTCTATAGAGTTGATTATATACCGTAGGATTTATCGTAGATTTAGCCATTTTAATATTTGTTTAGTTCATCATACGCGTCATTGATTCCGGACCTATAATCAGTGGTAGTTAGATTTGTTTTTCTACTTAAGTGTGCTTGTGCTATGACAGATATATTGTAACCAAATTCAGACTCTTCTCCTAGTACATGGGGTATATAGGTTTCGGGATTTCTTCCGAACCAAGTATTATCCGAGAATACGTTATTTAACTCGTAAAAATCCATATCAAAGAATACATAGTCTCCG